CTATCTGGTCGGTTTCACAATCTCCCCCACACGGCGGTAAACGGTCTCTGTAATCCGCCTGTCGCTATGCCCGAGCAGCCGACTGGCGTCCGCCAAATCATCGATTTCGCTTGCCGCCTTGGGCCGAATGTCCCTGAACTGAAAGCTTCTGATGCTCTCTGCCAGTGCTGGATCTCGATTAGCCAGTGCCTTTGACACTGCAGCTTCCCTCGCATCATCGAACCGGTGACGCAGCATCACCTTGGTCAGATGCCGGCCGCTCTCGGTCACGATCAGATAAGGACTGATGACGCCCCTTGCCCGGTGTGCCTCCAGCAGGCGTGCAACGAGCTGACCCAACCCGTTCAACGCCTCTCCTGCCATTAACCTGATTTTCAGTTTCTTCGAGGTTTTGCCCTGGGCAACCAACAGGAAACCGTCAGTCACGTCGGCAACACGCATCCTCAACACATCCGATGGTCGCTGACCGGTCAGATACGCAAGATCCATGGCATCACGCAGCTCTGGCACTGCTTTGGAATAGACCGCATCCCAAATCTCCGGCGTGGCATAGAAGTCCCGAGGTACTTCCTTGTTTTTACGTACTCCGGTGGCGGGGTTGACCATGGCGGTCACTCCCCACTCCCGAGCCATGTTGTAAACATGAGACAGCAACGCAATTTCCCGGTTGGCTCGGACCTTGGCCGTCCGGGCGTCTCGGTACTGAGCAATCGCCTGGGGCGTGATTGCCTCTACGGGTGCGTCACCAAAAGCGTTGCGCAGCTGTTTAAGAGCCAACAGGTTCTCGCGCTGCGTACTCTGTTTTTTGTTCGGAATCACATCCCGTTCGTAACGATCAAATAAGTGGTTCATGAGCCTGACGATCTTCGGTACCGGCTTGCGATCCAGCTTGGCCCATTCCAACTTGGCAACGTCCAGGTCAACACCCAGAGGGATTTCGAGGCGCTTGCCTGTCGATAAATCCCGGCCATCGTAGTAATACCCAATCCAGATCTTGCCGCTTTTCAATTTACGAACCCGCCGCAACATCCTCGGTGGCAGGTCACGGTTAACAGTCTTTCTTGGCCGCATCCCTCAACCCACCCGCGACAAATCAAGCGTCCATGTCTCAGCCACCGCATTGGTTGCTGACGGATTAACCCCGGCCAGTTTCAATCGCGCATACAGCCGCCCAACAATCGGCCGGCGTGCACCGGTAAGCACATACTTCCAGCCGTTCATATTCAGCCAGTCGATCTGCCTCGACGGCACCCGGTAGCCGGTGATCACTGCCAGCTCTTCGTCAGCCAGCGTTTCGCTCGACACCCGCAAATCCCCCATCACCTCGTCCCTTGCCTGCATCTGCACAACTCCTTGCCTCAAATCATGTTCTTCATAAAAATCTGTTCCATCGCACCCCGAGCACTCAGCGGCCGCAACCGCCGAGCATCTACCCAAGTAGGGCGCCCCTTGCGATGGCGAATCCGCGCCCGTGATCCGTCAAACTCAAGAACAATGCCGCTCTTGATCCCCACATAAAGGCTGCGCGGCGTCGCCCTGATGATCAGGTAAACCACCGGGTCATTGATCCTGAAACCGTTTGTGGTAACGTCCCCGGTGCTGCTTACTGGTTGTACTGCTTGCATGGTGTTGCTCCTGGTAGTGGTAGGTATCGGGGAGGTGCAACTCCTCGATACCCCTATATTTTCGTCAGCCGATCAGTACGGCGTCGTTTCAAACAGCAACATGTCCTGAATCGCTTTCCGCACCAGCAGGCGCTTCGTTGGGCTCAGGCTCAACATCAGGCACAGGCAGTCCAGCAAAGACATCAACTGGCCGTAATTCCTGGCCTGGCGCTCGCTGATTTCGTCTTCGTATTCCTCCAGTAGCTCCAAGGTGTACGAAGGCATGCCTCGGCTGAAAATCTCGAAAATCTCCTTTTCACAGTGTTTCGCCAGGCTGGCAAAGCAGCCCGCTTGCCAGCAGGTCAGTTCTGTAAGTGCCTCCACGCTCTTGGAAACGGGCTCAGATGCGTAAAACCCAATCAGCTGTACGCGAAGGAGGCGGTTTGCCAGCTCGTCGATGTCTGCTGAGTTACCACTGATAACCAGCGCGCCGCGGAACGGGATTCGTACAGGCAACCCTTTAGGTGGCCGAACCAGGAAGGCTCCACCGCTGTACAGGTCAAACAGTTCGCGCCAGTGAAATGAGCTACGTCGTTCGTTACTCACCTCGTACATCAGCACTTCACGTCCGAGGCTGGCCATGACCCGCGCACGGCTGAAACAGGGGGCACCTTCTGGCACGCAAATGGGATGGGCATGCCCTTGCAGTTTGCTCAGATAGTTCAGCAATACGGATTTTCCACTGCCCGGCCGGCCTCTGACATTGAGTAGCGGAAAGCTCCCGTACTCGCGTCGTATCCGCTGCGCATGCTGCGCGCCCAGCCACCAGGCCAGCGCAACAACGCCCTGTGCTCCATAAGCGGTCCATAAATCATCGAAGCGGATGGCGTCTCTCAGTGTGTTTTGCATGGTGTTGCTCCTTGGTTGAAAGTCATGCTTGAAACAGCCAGCACTTGACCGTCATGCAACGATCAAACATCTGGTTCTTTGCGGCCTGGGCAGAGCGCACTGCACTGTCTACGGCCTTGTTGCTCTCTATGAATTTGTGGCTGCGCGACTCCTTGAGCAGGGCGCGCAGCGTCGCCACGTCCGCCAGCTTTTGTTTGTGCTCGGCGGCGCGCTCTGCGAACTCGTTGAGGTTGATGGCGATAACGTCAGGCTTCTTGCTGTGGTTGACCTGTGGGCCTTCGCCCAGGCTTTCCAGGTACTCGTAGACCTCCCAGAAATCGGCCACTAACGCGTGATCGGCACTAATCGCCGTCTGCCGCTCAAGCGCCATTCGGGTCAAGGTTTGCTGAGTCAATTCCCGCTGCTGCGCATTGAGAGGGCAGACCAGATCCAGGCAATCGACCAAGGCCATCATCTGGCTGTGGTTCTTGATGATTCGCTCGATGCGTATTTCTTTCAGGGCGCGTAACCGCTGCTCATGGATCAATACTCGCTCGGCAAAACGCTCCAGTACCTTCGCTTCGGCTTTCACCGCGAGCAGCAGGAAGTGACTCAGGTCCTCTACCTGCAGCAGGTTCAGGTTGTCAGCCGCTGCACGGCCCTCGTCGCTCTGTTCCGGGCGATCGAAGTGCAGTTTCACGATACGGGTCAGAATCGCTTCAGACGCGCTGATAGCCGCGTTCTGGCTCATGGCAATCGTTCCGCGAAAGGGCGGCTCATAGGTTTCGTTACCGCTGGTTTTCATACCTTTGGTGCCCAGCGTGCCGCCGCCGAAAAAATCCTTCAGCTCGTCCCAGTCGAAGCTTTTGGCGTGCAGCTTGTCCGGTTCGTTCCGGTCGCCCTCGATCATCACCACTGGCATGTTGGAAACTTGGCCCATCGCCCGTTGACGGCCGGCACGGGTCGATTTGGTTGGGTCAAAGCCCTCGTAATCGCGTCCGAGCAGCTTCCACAGAAAGGTAAGCAACGTGGTCTTGCCGGCACCGGCTTCCCCCGTCGCCTCCAGGAACGGGAAGGACTTGTAGCGCTTGCGGATCTGCTCGGCGAACAACGAGCCGAACCAGAACGCCAAGGCCACAACACCCTTGGCCCCAAAGCTAGTCCACAGCATGGGCAGCCAGTCCGTCCGGTTGGCTTTGCTGTCCTGCTGAATGTGAATGCCGATCGACTTCTGCAGCGTCTTGAGACGCAGCGGCCCGAACTCGAAAAAATCCTCGGCGTTTATCTGCGTAACGATGCCGCCCCGTACTGCCAGATCCCCATACACATAGGTCTCGTACTCCCGGCTGTAGCCAATAAAGTCGATGGTCTTCACCGTCTTTATCTTGAACAGCTGCTTTTTAAGGATCTGATCGAGCTGGTGACCACTCCCGGTAAACACCGCACCAGGGGCGATATGAATCAGGCGTTTCTTGAACTCGCTTGCCGCTGAAATCTGCCCGCCGGTGAAGGTGTTCTTCACGCTGCCGCCGTCGTGGGGAAAGTCCACCTGGAAGTAATACCAGGCCTCGTCCGTCACCTCGTTGCGCTGGTAATACAGCGCCTGCGGAAAGCACTCCGCCAGCTCCGTCACCGATACACATTCGGCCAGGGATTTATCCCTGCGCTGCGCTTCATTCAACAGCTGATCTTCGTGGCGGTCCGACTCCTGGAGCTGTTCGACCTTCTTACTGTGCTTTTCTGAGTCCAACTTGAACCAGTACAGCCGGTTGTCGAAATTGAAGTGAAACTGCCGGCACTCGTCCCACTTGTAGAGCAGCAGGCCTTTCTCCTCTGCGCGCTCGGCAATCAATACCGCGCCAAGGTGCCGAGCGTGCGCCAGGTCCTTCTTGATACGCCGCATACGCTCCTGCTCGTCATCAATGAACTGCCAGCGCTGATGCAGATCGTTCCAGTCCACCTTGCGGCTATCCCGCTGCGGCACCTGCGCGGCCTCGCACGCATAACCCAGCTCCTGGGCCATCTTCACCCAGCGTTTGGTGTAGCGATGCGCGCCGGGTTCGTTATCCAAGGCCCACACCAGTTTCGGCAGCTTGCCGCCACGCTGGCGGGCAAGCTCTTTTAAGGACTCCTCCGGAAAGGCGTTGGATGACATCGCTGATACCGCCGCCATGCCGTGATGCACCAAAGCGATGGCGTCGAAAATACCCTCGACGATCCACAGCTCACTGATGTTCAGCAGGTCGACGCAGGGCGGGCACCACCAAAACCCACGGTAGGACTCGCCGGTTTTGAAACGCGCCTTCATCTTGCCGAAACGCTTGGGCCGATCGATCAGCCGTTCCCAGTAGCCGCCTTTCTCCAGCGCGAAGCGCACCGTCGCGCTGCCGGCATTCAGCTCCCGAGACCAAAAATTCTCCTGGGTAAACCAACCCTGAATCAGCTCCAGGCGGAAGCCGCGGGCAAACTCCAGATACGCCCGCGCCGTAGCGGTCGGCTCTTTGTCCGAGGACGGCGCGCGCTCGCTCCAGTCCTCAAACAGATCCTCGTACACCTCCTTGATATGCCAGGTTTGCCCGCAACGCCTCTGACGGCCGCAGCGCAGCACCCACGGGTTCAGATCGTGGGTGTACAGCTCCTTCTTGCCGCATGCTGGGCACTTGCCGCCGCGCCTGAACTTGGCGTCGGAGAGGCATTTTTTAATCCCGTAATCCGCTTCAAGGCGTTGCAGGATCTGCTGGCGCAGCTTTTCTTGCATCTGGTTCACTGCTGCACCACTGAGACTGCGTTAAACATGGTCCACCTCAAATTGCGGGCAAAGCTCACCCAAACCCATGGGAGATGGGGTAGGGCAGTAGGGTTTAGGGGGTGTTACTAGGAAGCGTGATGCGGTGCCGAATGGCTCAACGCGAGCAGGCGTTGGGGAAGCAGCCGAGCCGACACGCAGTAGCGATGTAGAGTGCGTGTATCAATCAAATGCACAATCCGAGCGCCAGGCGTGCGCAGCGCCTCTACAGCCACGCCACGTGCGGCGCGTTCACGGCGGTGAGCGGCCTGCAGTTCTGTCCAGGCGTTATGCGTCAACTGCTGCGCCAGGAAGGTGGGCACCTCCAGCGCGAACGCCAGGTGATGCACGCAGTTATCGAACTGCAAGTCAGAGTCCGCCAGGTACTGCGCTTCATGACGTTGCAGATAGGCATAGGCAGCGCGCTGCATGCTGCTCCGGTAATCGTGGGACATCAGGTGATGTTTCATTGGTCTTGCTCCGTATCGTCAAATTGCTCCAGCAGATCAAGCTGGTCGTCCTTCTTCTGTGTATCGAGCAAAGCCTGCTTCCGGGTGCGCGAGAGCGCTTGCGGTACCACATTGATGGGCTGCGCCAGGCCGGAAGGGCTGAGCATGTAGTCGATCGTCTGGCTGCCACCGTAAGTCGCACCGCAAACGAAGTTCTTGCACTGGTAGTACAGCGCCCGAAAACACGGGGTCTGACCCTCGGATGTGCGAATGACAAGGGGGCCATAACAGGCAGGACAAACCAGCTTGTACGTACTCATGCGTTAACGGGGTTCCATCAAGGTTCTGGCGGCTTGCAGTGATTCCATGGCTGTATCCAGGATCGTGCTAACGGTCGAGTAGTCGCCGAACTCCCGAGCGCGATGAACCTCATGACGCAGATCGATCAGATCGTGCTCATGGACCAGCAACAGCTCGTCAAACAGAGCCATCACGTCGTATGGCAAAACCAGTTTCTGCGGCATGCGCAAATCATCATGGTTTGCGAATTGAGCAACGTTCATGGCCGACCCCCTGCGAACAGATCATGGTTATCCGTGGGCGTTTGCTCACCCAGGTGCGGAGCCGCGGAGCGACCAACTGAATCCATCGGCGGAATCGGCAGCGCCAGTAAGTGGCAATGCTGGCTCAACTGAGCATGCAAGGTCTGACGCACTGCGGGTGATGTCTCGGCCTTTAGCTTGGCGAGCAACACCGGCACCTGACGATGGATCGCCAGCTGCTGACTGACAGTCAGATACGCTGCACCGCGACTTTCCCGGGCCTGTCGCTCCATGGCGATGAAATAGCGACGAACCTGACGGCCCTGATCGTTGTTTTCGACCATGGCGAGTTCTTTGGCCATGTCGAGGGTGAGGTGGTATTCCTGGCCAGGACGACCGCCGGTACTTTTCGCCAGAATTGGCGAAAAGTCCTGACCCTCCGCAAAGCCGAAATGCTCGATACGCCCCCTAATCCAGTTACTGAAGTCTCGGCCGATACCCAAAAAAGCATGCAAGTCTCGCGCATCACATAACTGCTGATAGCGGCCTTCCAGCTCGCCATTAAAAACTGGCACAAGTGAAGTGTTCATCTTCCAACTCTCAGTCAATATTATTTCCAGGCACCGAGTACAAAGCCCGACTTCGCCCACACAGTTTCATTGCTGCTCGTCGCAGTCTCGTTTTAACAAGCCACTCCGCCGCCTGATCAACACTTTTCAGCTTCTGAGATTCACGAACCCGCTCCAGCAACTCATGCTCTTCGTCGTTATAGGTAAATCCAACCTGATGCATTTTCAGATGCTCATAAGTAGGTCGGCTTAGGAAACCGCTGCCGATAAAATGGACTCCGGTAGCAGAAGCTCTCGGGCTTCTGCTAAAGCCAACGTTCTCAATATCTGAGCTTTCTCCATACCGGTGTAATTGACCAATGCATCAATCAGATCCTGCTCATAATCATCAAGGCTCAATGTTGAGCGGTGTTTGCGGATTCGTTTTGCGTCTTGGTACATGTAGCGGTCCTTGTAATGTTGATCGCTGGTTGAGGGTGGATGTGTGGATGAACTGCAATGACTCCTTCCTTAATGCCCAGCAGAACGGCTGCGCGATGGGCCTCACCGCGTCTCCCTTTCTTCCGTCCATTAAGCAGGTCGCTGACCAAATTCTTGTTCAGCGAGTGCGTGCGGGCGAACTCGGCGATGCTGACGCCTTGGCGATCAAGAGCCCTGCGGGCTTGCTCGGGCGTAAGGGGGGCGGGCATAGTGTTCATACGTGTGCTTTCGTGTTCATGTGGGGCTAATTATGCATGCAAAATTGTGCTTGTAAATACCCTCACGCCTAAAAAATTGTGCTTTTGAGGAGCGTTCAGTGGTTGGGTCGGGAGATCGCTTGCGCGAAGAGCGCGTAGCTCTGGGGCTTAAGCAGGAGGAATTTGCTCAGCTAGGCGGGGTGAATCGCAACACCCAGGGCAGTTACGAAAAGGGTGATCGCAACCCTGATACCGCCTACCTAACAGCTGTGGCGGCCGCTGGTGTGGACATTTTTTACGTCATTACAGGAGAGCGGAGTGTGAAGTCTGCTGGTTCTCTAGCGCCTTCTGAAAAACAGCTGTTGGATCAATACAGAATCATCCCAGAAGCCGACAAAGAAGCTATTCACCGCATCATCGGCGCAATGGCCGAGCTGGCAAACCACAAGAAATAAGTCGATTTGATTTGGCCTGTAACGTCCCCGGCTTTTCCAGCCGCGTCCTCCCAACTGCATGTAACTTCCATTTGGTATCTACTCAATGGAGTTGCACGCATGCGGCCAGAAGTACACATCAAGGACGATCTTGATCGCACTGTGGAAAGAACGTCAGATTTAAACCCTCAAGAACAGAAATTTCTTACGCTATATCGAGAATTGTCCGAGTCTGATAAGGGCTACCTTATGCGCGTCGCTGAAGCGCTGACTCTGACTAAGACGTCATCTGTTAAATAAGTGAGTTCAGCGACCTCCCATCATTCCGGGGGACCCCCTCTTGCAATCCGTGAACAGTCGCTTCACACTCTGGGCTTGGTCGATGATTAAAAGTTTTCAGCACAAGGGCCTAAAGGCCTTCTATGAAAAGGGCACGACAAAAGGGATTCGACCCGACCATGAAAAGCGTCTGCGCTTCGTGCTCGGTGCTTTGGATGAAGCGAGTTGCCCCGGAGAATTGGGGTTACCTGGCTACCGCCTCCATCCGCTCAAAGGCCAGCTTATAGGCTTCTGGTCGATGACCGTAAGCGGCAACTGGCGGGTCATTTTTAGATTCATTGGCACGGACGTCGAGCTGGTCGATTACCTCGACTACCACTGAAAAGGAGGGCCAATCATGCCCATGCATAACCCCCCACATCCTGGCGAAATGCTCCACGACATGCTGCCAGACCTGAAAATCAAAATTGCCGAAATGGCCCGCCGTCTGCATTTCTCTCGGGAGATGCTTTCGCGAATAGTCAACGGCAGGGCTCCAATCAGCCCAGATCTCGCTGTACGTCTGGAGCGTGCAGGATTGAGTACCGCCCGCTTTTGGCTTGGGTTACAGCTCAACTACGACTTGTGGCAGGCTGAGCACCGTCAGCAGCCTGATGTGGGTAAGCTGGTTGCGGCCTAGCTACTGACTTCTACAAGGGTCGTTCATCACGCCGGATGGACGGCTCTGATTTGCAAGCTGCGTTAAGGCGTTTTAACGTCATCCAATGCGCCTCACGGGCCATATTTCGCTAACGATGTCTCGATCATTTTTCCACAGCCGTTTGTGCGACCCGTGGGCCCGTGACTAATATCGCTTTCCCGAAGGATAAAATTGCTTAAAAAAGCTAGGATGATCTTTTGACTCTCACGTAGGGATATGGAATGAGCGAGCCTAGCGGTATTTGGGATGATGACATGATGGATCGGAAGCCTAGCAGCGAGTTCCTGACATCCTATTTGTTAGCAAATGATCATGTGCACGTTTTGAACGTCAACTCGCCTTGGGGCGCAGGGAAATCCTTTTTTTTGGAGCGTTGGGCGAAGAGCCTGAGTCAGAATCATGTTTGTGTTTCGTTCAATGCTTGGGAGACAGATTATTCAACCGAGCCGCTCGTAGCACTCGTCACATGTATAGAGCAACAAACTGCAGATAAACTCCAACTTGACGCGACGAAGGCTGGTAAGAATTTAATTGCGGCTTCATCCATGTTAATACAGAAGGCAGCGCCGTTAATATTGAAGGGGCTTGTGAGAAAAGTCAGCGGTGTAGAACTGGATGACTTGTTAGGCGAAGGAGGGGAAGAGGCGGCAACGTCTATTGTTGAAGGGCTGATAAAAGAGCAAGCTGAGACCAAGAAAAATGTTGAAAATTTCAAGATTGAAGTGCTGAAGCGGCTTTCTACAGCAGCTGAAAATCAGGGCAAGGTCAGTCCGGCGTTTATATTTATTGACGAGCTTGATCGGTGTAGGCCTACATATGCGATTGAGTTATTGGAACGAGTTAAGCATTTTTTTGAGCTTAAAGATTGCCGTTTCATAATAGCCTCGGATTCTGCTCAATTAGCGCACTCGATACGCGCAGTGTATGGCGAAGGTTTTTCCTCTGAAAAGTATCTGAATAGGTTCTTTGATGCCGAGTTCAGACTTGACAATACTGATATGTTTAGAATTGTGAGTAAATATTTGCCTGAAATACAATCGGTTTCATTGGGGGTTAACGTTACTGGAGAAGTCTCGCAGCACTCATTTATGCCTCGTGAAAAAGAGCCGATCTATCCTCGAGTTAATACGGTAGTCTGTGCTCTTCCCGGATTTACCGAAAACGCTATAATAATTGTGGCCTTGACTAAATATTTTAAGGTTGAGTTGCGGGAAATGGTTAATTATTTTAAGCAAATAAAAAGTGCGGCTGATTCGATTGGTGGTGATGTGCATTTCTTTTGGTTGGCGTTTTTGATATTTTGTAAGTCTGCGCAGCCGATCCACTACGGATCCTTGTTTTCAGAGGGGAAGTCTGTTGATGCGGTTAAACAGATGGATTCAGGTGCTCACATTGTAACGCTTAGTTTTACTGTTGCGCTAATTCAGGTTTCCGATATTGTAAGCTTTTATCTGAAGTTGATAACTGGCAATAAGGAGGACTTGGGTCGCTTGTCGAATAATTTAAGTGGGTGGCAGAGTAATATTTATTATAAATTTATAAATGATCATGATGGTTTGCGGGCCTATAAAGCTGTGGTTGAGCTTGCTCATCGGCTACGGTGATGTGCTCTCGATATAATCCGTGAGGTCTTAATCCGAGCGCGGTATATGTCCAGCGGAAATCCGAAGGGCTCCTTCGTCCACCCCCGCTCTCAGTGAATAGAGTTGAATTCTGATGAAGGCTACGCAGATGGGGCTGCGTTAGCTTTCCATTCTCGATCAACAGCCCGCTTAGCACTCGCCAACCCACTATACAAATGAGCCAACCGCCTAGGCTTGCTCTGGTCTCCACCCGTCACGGTCTTCTCTTTACCGGTCTTCTCATCTCGGTAATACGCAATCACCCCCGTGTAATCGCCACCGCTGTCATCTGCCAACTCGGCTACCGCGTCCTCTGGCAGCTTGCTTTCCAAGCTCAGGCTCATGGTGTACCCACTGTCTGCGCTGAGGCTGTGTTGCACGTTTCCGCCGTACCAGATGATGGCGTCGATGTCGGGCTTGATGCCTTGCAGGGTGTAGGTCAACTCGGGGATGAGGTCGGGGCGGCCTTCGGCTAGGGTGTAGGTCAGGGTGGAGCTGCCGCGTTGCAGGCGGTTCCATTCGCTGCGGGCGGCGCGTAGGGCGCTGGGTTGGTCGCTGTAGGTGTGGCGCAGGTCTTTGAGGTTGTCGCCGCCACCGGCGATTGCCTCCTGTTTCTGGGCGCTGTTCACGTCGTAAAAGTAGGCGCGCACACCGTTGTAACTGTCGCGGTCGGCCTGTAGGAAGCTGTGTTGATCGCCGTCGGCACGGGTTAGGGTGATGTGGGGCAGTTCGAGGCCGCTGACGGTTTTGCCGCCGTTGCTGGGCATGAAGATCAGGTTGCC